CCCCCCCAGGAGAGGGGGTCACTTTTTTTTTCGGGGTCTCTTTTTTGGGGATGGCCCGAGCGGGCCGGAAATTTTTTTTTGAAAAAAAACGAAACTGTATCTATTGTTTTGGTCGCAAATTTTTTTTATTGACGCATTTCGTTTTGAGAATTTCACTGTCTTTTTTGTAGCAAAATGAAAAAGAAGGCAGACCCTAAAGGAAAGCCGCGAGAAAGCCCCTGAGATCGATTCTAAGGGCTTGTGAGAATTGCCTGACAAATGTATCAGGCCAATAAAAAAAGCCTCTCAGAATCGCTGTGAGAGCGTCTGAGAGGCTATAGGAATCCTCGTGGAAACACCACGACCCTTGCGGGCAAAAGGACTGCGACCAAAATGTATTTGCCAGTAAACTGTACACGGGCTTACTGGGATTCTTAAGAGAATCGGTTAGAGAATGTATTGCAGTTTTTTAGGAATCCCTTTTTAGGAAGACCCCCCCCGGGGGGTATTAAAAAATTCGACTTTTTTCTACGCCTCGAAGATTTGTGCGTCCAACCGTACAGCCGCTGTGTTAGCTTTAGCAAACACTAGGACTGCTGGCGACAGTCGAACCTGTACCTGTTCCCCCGGTAGTAGCTTGAGTAGAGGATAGAATGAACCAGTGACCTCTACCCCAATCTCTACATAATTAGTTTCGTCTAGGTTTTTAAATACTGCCCACCCTAAGCTGCTAAGGTCAACGGGAGCAACAGCCTCATGACTGGTTCCAATCAACAAGGCACCGGGGCTAGGGCCACCCACTGCTGTTTGGTCCGCGTTGAATGATATAGTCCTCGTGTAGCTATCATTCCCATTCACTAGTTTGAGCGAGCTAGTGACGGTAAATTCATTTGCCATTATCTTTACCCTTGAAAAAAGGAACCAGCTTATTCAACATCTTACGCCTCTTGCTACAATTACACTCTTCAAGTCCAAGTATCTGTTTGAATCTTTCCTCTGTTATACCAAGCCTATTAAGTGCTGCATGAACAAGGTCACCAAGCCCCTCAAACTCTTCTAGCTTTTGGTTTTCTGATAAGCCTTGACTGGACAGTTCCTCAGTTAATCGCTGCCCATCCTGCTTGAGGTCTCTCTGCTTACCCACCAGTTCACGATAGGCGTCGTACTTCTTCTGCAAATCAATCTTCTCTTGTTCATCCATAGGTCTAACAGTTTGTTGGAGTATGTGGTGAAATAGTAATGTCTGGGATGTTATGCCTAGACTTGCAGTGAAACTCTTCTGCATAAGTCGTAGGGAAGGTGATACTACTTACGTCAGTAAATATGCAGTGAGTTGCTTGGTAGGCATAGAAGCCGCACGCAAGCGGCTGTCCAGTTATCGGACTACCTGCACTAGCCCTGAATGGCTTAAGAGGATTCGCCGCAATTGCACCTTGACTCCAGATATTGGCAAGCGTAAAGCTGTTCTGGCTCAACCACTCATACTCACCAAAACCCGGATCAGGAAGACCAGTATTGAATGGGTAGAAGGTTACATTCAATTTAAACTTATAGTCATTGAAAGTCGCTAACGCCACATCCTCTTGGAGCCAAGTATTTATTCCGGAGCAGGAGTACCCTTTAGTATCCCAGCAGTCCTTACTGTTACCCAGTGTAAGTTCACTCGCTTGAACAACACTGAGCTTGCTTATAATGAAGATATACCTCACAAACCCAGCAGGAGTCGCGGGTTCGGAATGCACATGCCGATGTGTCCAGCCACATGGTACTCGCTCATTTGGGCCGAGCACGGCTGTATCGTCCACACTCTTAACAGTGTAAGTATCTAAGTCACTACAATTCAAACCGGCCAACCAACGCCCCAAGTTGTCTGGTATTGTCCCATCTTCAGCCCAGTCGGTATCTTTCCAGCCAGTGCCATAAGTGACATCAATACAGTTGACGAAGCTAGGGTCTGTGACTGGAGTACAGGGTTGAGTAGTTGGGCTAACAGGGTTAAATTGCCACCAGCAAGCACAATCTGTGCTTGTATCATCAGAACAATCTACTCCATTGACAGTTCTGCCCGGGTCAGCCCCTTCAATCTCAGCTTGTATTGTGGGGCTAGAGAAATCGAGTATGGGATTTCCCGAGGAGCACAACGGAGAGTTAATCTGATTAATGCCGTAAGTTATCACACCCTGAGGCCAGCAATAGACGTGACCAGTCGTGACTGCCCTGTCAACCAACTCATCACACATCTCAGGGTCCATAACAGTATAGCCATATCCGAGCCAGATTTCACTATCCTGAGTGACGTTACCAACAATCAGTGGCTCGACGTATATCTTAAGGTTCATCTGCCAGCCACAATACTGACAGACGCTTGAGCCACCAAAATCCGAGTCATCACATGGCGGAGCCACAGGACCCGGAGTAACAGGATAGCAGTTTGCAATCGGATATACTGTTATCTCAAACCGAACCGTCATGATTCCGGGTGAGTTTACGCAAGTCCCACAAGTGAACGGCGGGGAAGCTGGACCCGCCCCCGGAGGCACTGTTATATCCGGTTGAGCATCAACTGTGGTTGAGTATTCAAAAGTGCAGGAGCCCTGCGTGCTGCTCTTGTATGTGGCATACACCCACTCTTGGTTAAAAACATCATCAGTAAGGTAGGAACTTGAGCAAGCAAATGTAGGAACGTTCGTTAGCTTGAACCTAACACCACAAGGGAAGCAGTCGCAAGGATCGCACCTCCCACAACAACAAGGATACCATCCCATTACGGTGTTCCTCCTCCGGGGCTTCCTCCGCCACCACTGTCTCCGCCACCACTGTCTCCGCCGGAGCCGCCGCTACCGCCAGAATCGCCACCACCTGATCCACCATCGTCATCGCTAGGTGCTGAACAGGCCATCTGTATCAGTATCCACTCACCTGCGGTCTTAGCCACAATACACTTCTGACCTACTGAACCATCCATACCAACCCAGTTAGTTGCGGTAACAGATGATCCAGCCCCTATCGGTGATGTAGAGTCTATAGCAACACTTGCCGTTGCGTCAGTGCCCAACAGAGATGCCGACAAAGCTCCATAGCCGGTCCCGTTATGTGACGCCGACGTAGGGAATGCAATCAGTGAGGAGGCAACTTTATAAACCATTACAGACGTGCCCACAGTGATGGCAGACTCTTCTGTGTTGTATACCTTAAGGTCTTGTGCCTCTTGTGGCTGTGACCTAGTGACCGTAGTAGCGTTTGGGTCCCACGTCTCTACTTTGACAATCCCCTCACCTAAGTCATCGCCACTAGCAGCAGTAACCTCTGTGGTCACCTCACCAAATGCAACCTTAAAGCTGGATGTACTCCAGCCTTTTCCAGTCGTGCCTGACTTGCTGCCGCCTAACTGTGAAGCAAATGCACTGAGCTTCTGTGCAACGTCAGCAGACTGAAACCCATACACACTTTCTTTAGCCATTAGTAGGGACCCATATTACCTAGAGCGTTGAAGTCCTTGAGTTCGTATTGATTAAACACATTCCAGTAGAACTCACCATCAGGGGCTTGTCCACCTGACCCATCTAAGTTACCTACATAAGCATCGCCTTCGGCTGTCTTGAATTTCTGCACGATATTTCCGACCAAAGGAACGAGGACTTTGTACTCAGGTCCTTCGTCTAGTAACACAGTACGCCACCCAACTTCAGTCTCGCTACCTCCATGAGTTAACGTGACCTTCAGGCTCTTGAATGCAATCTTGTATGTTACATTCCAGAACTCGATCCCATCCTGCTCTGCTTGCTGGGCAGATATGTCTTGCATCAGTGCTTGGTACTTTCCCCATCCCCAAAAATCACCACTGTTGACCGTGTTGACGTAATCCATTTCCTTCTTATAGTCGAAGTTTAGCCTCGGTATAACAAGCGAAAGGATAGGGGAGTTCTCCGGCCTGACGATTGGAGGATACTTAGTTCCAGCCGAGTTTACGATTGGACCCTCATCGCCAATCCCTCCAGCGTCATCATAAGACTTAAACAGTACATCATCAAAGGTTGAGCTAGACCATGACCACTTTGGTTTTACATTCCAAGGTTCAGTTGGTTCTGGTTTGTCTCGCTCTCTTCTCAGATACTCAAACTCGCACTCGACCTCCCATGTGTTCTCCGTAACCTCGGTCACTGTACGGTTTACGAGGAACAATGACGGAGCCCAAACCACAGGCGATCCAAGGCTTGGAATTCCTGCGGTTCTCAAGATATAATCAGGTGTGATTGAGCAAGTGTCTGATTCATCGTCAGTCCTGACGATATACACCCCACTCACAGTACCTTTGACTGAGTTGTCCTTAGGGTCCCAGCTATCGTTAGCTGTTTGACCAAACTTAATACCTACCACGTAAGCCATTAGGGTACTCCTGCGATTGCTGGGGCGTTCGCCGTGTTACTAGCAATCTTCTTCAAGAGTGCGATTTGTTTTTCATCCACATTCTTCTGGGCTTTCTTCAAACCCTCAATCCCGTATTCAGTTGAACTACTAAAGTCAGCTAGGAGTTTCGCTGCCGCTTTTGTGTCATCATCCATCGCAACAGTGACCTCAGTCTCAGGTGCTGTTGTTTCAGGTATGTCGAGGGTCTCCTTGATCTCATTAACTTTTTCTAGGGTTTTCTTACCAACGTCAGTACCCTCACCCCTTGCAGCCTTCCACCACTCTTCTGCTTTCTTTTTATTCTGGTCATGCAAAACTTTCGCCTTAATGTATCGAGCTTGCGTCTGAGCTATCCTTGAGTTCACATCTGCAAGCAAAGCATCGAAGGCAGAAAGATCAACCTCAGAACCAAAAAGTCCAAAGGTCATATTGTAAGCCTTCGCTAACTGGTGGAAGCCTTGTATGATTAATTTGTTTATTGAATTAATAGATCCAAAAAAGAATTGATAACCCATCTGAGCTAATCTGATGGCTGCATTCAGTTCGTAAAACACGGCTACTGCACCAAACATTGCAGACTTTAAAAACTCGACAACTCCAGCTATAGCCTCGGCTCGGCTTTGAGCCCTATCTCCATCAGACTCAAACTCAAGTAATGTTTGCACCAAAGCATTCATGAAGACGACTAGCTCCTCCACTGCGGGAGCTAATGCAGACATAATCTTTCCAGCAAACATCTGCACAGTCTTCTGTGCGATGTTAAGAGAGTCTTTGAACTTAGCAGCACCACTCGCATCGGCTTCAGTCAATGTGAGCCCCAGTGCTTTTACTTGGTTAGAGTAAGCAACCAAAGCATTCGCCCCTCCTGCCGTTAAGTTGGCAAGGTCCTGACCACCCTCCCCAAAGATTCTAGTGGCAATTGCCGCTCTGGTGGCTGAGTCAGATATACCGGACAACGCATCGGATAAGAACATCATCTGCTGCTCTGCTGACATGCCCTGCAGGTCCTCGACGGAAACACCTAAAGCCTCAAACGCAGTCTTGGCTTCCCCGGCTCCCATCCCGAATAATCCAATATTTCTCTGCATGGCTTTCATGCCAGCTTGCAACTGCTCAAAGTTAGCACCGGTCTGTTCAGCAGCAAAACTTAGGTCGTACATGAACTGGGAACTAACACCCAGCTTGCTCGCTGTCTTCCCAATCCTATCAATTTCATCAGCAACTTGGGAAAGTGGTTGCAGCACCCCTATTGCCGCTTGACCAAGCGTCCTCATGGTTCTGATGCCAATCGCCAACCCATAAAGGCCAAAACCCCTACGGCCCATCTTGGCAATCTTCCCCATGGATTGTATAGTTTGCCTGTTAGCCTTTTCTCTTGCGATTGCTTTTTCTTTTTCTCTTCGCTCAACCTCACGAGCAAGCCTACGTTCCTGAGCCATCTTCTCCTGAGCCAGTCGCCTTGCTGCCTGAGCTTCCTCTCGCCTCCTCTTTTCCTCTCGCCTCTGTCGCTCTCGCACCAAGCGTTGGTGTTCAGCAGCAGCTTTCCTTGCTGCCGCAGCCTTTGCTCTCTCAAGCTCACGCTCTTTCTTTGCTGCTTCCTTTGCTTCCTTTGCGGCTCTCTTTTGCAGTATCCTCTTTACTTGCAGCCTCTTCTCATACCTCTTGGACTCTTGAGCCGCTCGCCTGTTCTCCTCAGTTGTGTCCTTGATCATAACGCGAGTACGACTTTGGACACCCTCCATATTCTCTAACTCTTTAACCAGAGTCTTGAGGGCCTCCTGAGACCTGTCACCAGAAACCCTGAATCGATTAAGGTCATCAACCGTAGCATCGACCCCAAAGTTCTTAGAGATGTCACGAGCAAGTTTTGTAAACTTACGCATGTCATCAGACATCGCCTTGAACTCGTTCTCGACATCATCTGCACCTTGCAGTTGAAGTCGGACGAAAGCACCACCTGCAAATGCTGCTGACATTATACTTCACCCATTGATATATTAACTACTCGCTGAATGTTTTGACTAATCCACTTCTGTAAAGTCCTGCCGAACTTTTTTTCCTGCCTCTCAAATGCGATCTGTAAGGATGGGTGGTAAGTCTCCTTATGGGAAACCTTGAACTTATAACCCCATTTGTTTTCAAGCCACTTCCCATAACCTTCAGTTATGTTAAACCCACTGATCTTCTTAGGCATCTTCTCCCAGTCTTCTCGGAATTTTCGAGTGACTTCTCTGGGAACATTTTTCCTGTTAGCGAATTTAGGAATGGTCTGCTTAGTGTAATGACGCATGAAAGAGTCGAAGCCGTTCTCTTGATCTACAGTTGCATTCTTCTTAGAACCCCTAGCCTTGAAGCCCATTTCGACCGTGAAGTTGCTACCAACGTCCCATAGTGGTAGTGGGCTGCCATACATA